CGATTATACTTTCATAAAATTGTAGATACAAAAAATACGAAAAAAGGTATCATAGAACTTCGTCCTATTGATCCGACAAGAATTAAAAAATTCGAGAAGTTAAAAAAGAAAAAAATAAAGATGGAATTGAAGTTGTAAAATCAACAGAAGAATTTTACATGTATGATTTAACTCCTATGACAAAATCATATGTTCCTCAATTTACATCTAAAGGAATAAAAGTATCACCAGATGCAATCTGTAGTGTTACTTCTGGTCTTTACGACGGTACAAGAAAAACTGTAGTAGGACACTTACACAAAGCAATTCGTCCGTTAAATCAACTTAGAATGATTGAAGACTCTGTTGTAATTTATAGAATCTCTAGAGCGCCAGAGAGAAGAGTATTCTATGTTGATGTTGGTAACTTACCAAAGAATAAAGCAGAGCAGTACCTCAAGGGACTGATGAACCAGTATCGAAATAAACTCGTCTATGACGCGAACACTGGTGAAATTAAAGACGATAAAAAGCATATGAACATGCTTGAGGATTATTGGCTTCCAAGAAGAGAGGGTGGTAGAGGAACAGAAATTACTACTCTTGATGGTGGGCAGAATCTCGGTGAAATGGAAGATGTGGATTACTTCCAAAAGAAACTCTTCCGTTCTTTGAATGTTCCCATCAGTAGACTTGAAGCCGAAAACGGTTTCAATATGGGCAGAAGTGCTGAAATTACAAGAGATGAAATTCGGTTCTTTAAATACATTCAAAGACTTAGATCAAAATTTAGTGATATATTTGTAGATTTACTCAAAACCCAGTTAATTTTGAAAGGTATTATTACCTCGGAAGACTGGAAAGACATTGCACAAAATGTATTCTTTGATTTTGCTACAGATTCATACTTCACAGAACTCAAAGAATCTGAGATTCTTAAAGAAAGAATGGAGATTCTAAGAGAGGTAAATGAATACATAGGTAAGTACTATTCCATTGATTGGGTGAGAAAGAACATTCTTAAATTTAATGAAACAGAAATCAAGGATATGGACAAGCAGATTTCGAAAGAAAAGAAGAGTGGACTTTATCAAGAAGAACAGGACGATCAATTTTGATGGACTACAATAAACTAATAACCGAAGCACAAGACAATAACATCGGAGATATGTACGATACCTTTTCTCATATCTTAGCCGATAAGGTTATGAATAGCATTGATGCTCGCAGAGCAACCATTGCTTCAAGTTTATTGGAAGATTGTGGTTGTGAAGCATGTCACGCCAAAGATGCAAAGAGTAAGAAGAAACGCAAAATCAGTGAGAGTCAACGATTCGGTGGGGACACAAATATTGATGCGAGTCCTAAAATCAAAAAGTACATCGAAAGCGGCAAGGGAATTATCGTTGATGTCCAATCCACTCTTCATCCAACATCAAGATTTGCCATTTACAAGAACCCCACAACAGGAAGTGGACAGGATAAAGTTCTAATGGCAACCATTAGTAACCCCAAGCGTGGTAAGGTTAAGATGTTCGCATTCCACGGTAGTCATGTAAGTCACCAAAAGGCAATGCAGTTTGCAAAGAACCATAAACTTGTTTCGACAAAAGATGCAAAGGGAAATCCTCTCTTTGCAAAGGAATCCGTTGAACTTGAAGAGAAAGTCGTGAAGGGAGAAGTCGCACCCTTTGTTGTCAAGCAGAGAGACGGAAACTATGTCACGCAAACACAAGGAAAAAAAATCAAGTATGTTGGTCGTGAATTATCCAAAGCACAGCGATTCACCAAGAAGGATGCGGAATACTTTGCAAGCAGAGATAGAGGCAGTAAGGTAATTAAACTTGATGAATCCGTTGAGCAAATCGACGAGAAGTACCTACTTGCAAGTGAAGACCTTGCGGCAGTAAAAAAACAAGCAAAGCAACTCGCAAATAAGTTTCCAACGATGAGATTCTATGTCATTCATAATAAGAAGCATGTTGGATTCGGAGAGAGATATGAAATCGTCACAAATGTAAACTTTCATATGTACCGAAACATGCCAATACAGGGACAATATGATGGTAAAAGATTTATGAATGAATCCGTTGAATTGGATGAAGCAACGAAAATCTACCAAGCAAAAAGTAGAGCAGAATATCAAAAACTATATGGTGCGGCAACACAGGCGATGTACGACAAGATGCTCGGAAAAGGCGGAATGGTTGGAGACAGAAGTAAACTAACCGTAAAGATGAAGTTCAAAGACGAAAAGAGTCGTAAGAAGTTTGAGCGGACGAACAAGAGTTTAATTAGTGAATCCATTGAACTGGATGAAGCAACAAAATGGAAAATGGGTGACGGTAGACCAAGAGGTGGCGCTCGTATAGAAAATGTTAGATTTTGGGATTTATCAAAAGATGAATTGCAATATATTATAAAAGATGCTGGTGAGGCAATGAGGGCAAACCCTAAAGCAAGAAAAGCAACTACTGGACCTGGTAACTGGGCAGATCAAGTTAATGATGCTTCAACTGTTCTTGCATGGAGAAAGAAGAACCGCATTAAAGAATCCGTCGAACTGGATGAATGTTGGGATACTCATGTTCAGCAGGGATATAAGATGAAGGGTGGTAAACGAGTTCCAAACTGTGTTCCTAAGAATAAGGTAAAAGAATCTACTATCCCTCAATTACAAAAATCATATGCATCCAAAATGCCAGTTGATATAAATATAGACGGAAATATTATTCATGTAACGCCTGATATTTCCGAAAGTTTAATAAACCTACACGATGAATTGAATGAAGACAATCAAACAAAGATGAGACAAATGCTTACCAATTCAAGTTCATTCGTAAAATTAGCAAAATTTGCTCAGGAGAGATAAAAATGGCAGATAGAAAAGTAAGACAAATCTTCACAGACATCATGACAGGGAACTTGTCCGATACAAAGGAAGTTCTTGAATCATCTCTTTACGAAAAGATGAACATGTTCATCGAAGGGAAAAAGAAAAATCTCTACGGAGGACTTGATCCAGTAGGTAAAGAAGACGATGATGTTGATAACGATGGAGATGTTGATGATTCTGACAGTTATCTCAAGAACCGTCGCAAGAAGGTTAAGAAAGCCATGAAGAAGGAAGGATATTCTGAAGATGCTCACGCATCAATGGAAGACCCTGATGACGAAAAGAAGAGAATGAAAATGATGGCATCATACATGAAAGAGTATGGTGCTATGAAAGAAATGTCTCATGGTAAGAAGAAGAAGAAACTAAACGCCGGATACATGAAGTCTAGTTATAAGATGGAAGCGGCAAATCCCGGATATCGATCAATAAAACAGGGTGGAAAAATGGTAACTGTTGATCAATTTGGAAATGTGGTAGATGAAAATCCCGGAGATATTAATACACCAAAACCATCATCATCTGCTCTAAACTTGGGTTCCGGTGATTTGCTTGGATATTACATGAACAAGAAGAGATCACGATGAACCTGTATGAGAAGTACATCTTAGTAGAACAAGGAATGCCTGGTGGAATGCCAGGGATGCCAGGGATGCCAGGAATGGGTGGACCTCCTCCACAGTCATTAGATGATAAACTCTTTGATAGAGTAAAGTCATATCCTAAACTTGATGTATTCATTCAGCAAATGCAACAGAAAGCATATTCTGATTCTAGGATCCTAGACGAAATTTACAAAAAATTTAAACCAGAATTTACATATTTTGCAAAAGAAGTACTAGAAAAAGAAAACAAACCAAAACCTGAAGGTGGACCTGGTGGAATGCCTGGAATGCCTGGAATGCCAGGAGCAGGTGCCGCACCAATGGGAGCAGGGGGATAAAATGAAACTAATCACAGAAACAACCGAAGATATTAAACTCATCAAAGAAAATGTAGAAGGTGGTCCTACCAACTACTACATTAGTGGTGTGTTTATGCAAGCAGAACAAAAGAACAGAAACGGCAGAGTATATCCTAAAGATATTCTCATGAATGAAGTTAAAAACTACAACAGTAACTTCGTTTCTGGTAAAAGAGCATTTGGTGAATTGGGACACCCCGAAGGTCCAACAGTTAATCTTGAAAGAGTCTCCCACATTATTACTGATTTGTATGAAAACAACAATGATGTTATGGGTAAAGCCAAAATTATGGACACTCCGATGGGTAAAATTGTAAAGAATCTCCTCGACGAAGGCGCACAACTTGGTGTTTCTTCCCGTGGAATGGGAAGCCTTGAAGAAAAGAACGGTAAGAAGGTTGTGTCGAATGATTTCATGCTTGCAGCCGTAGATATTGTTGCAGATCCATCAGCACCAAATGCATTTGTTGATGGTATCATGGAAGGTAAAGAGTGGATTTGGGATAATGGTATTATTAAAGAATCTGAAATGGAAAATTATAAGAAAATTGTAACCAAAACTCCTCAGTCAACACTAGATGAAGTTGCAGAATGGTGCTTTGCAGATTTCTTGTCCAAATTATAAAAAATCATAGATATAACCAGTACTAGTATAAAAAAATACATTTTAAGGAGAGTCTCCAAATGGCAAACAGCGTAATCAATGATGCTCGAACACTCATAGAGAGAGCAGACAATCAAACCGATTCGAATATCGGAAACAGAATCAATTCTGTAATTTCTGAACTAAGAAATATGGGAGCAACCGATGAGTATATCTCTGATGCTTTCCATAGACTATCTTCTTTTGGAACTAACGAAGCAGAACTAGCAGAGGCATGTAATAGAGAACTTTACAGAGCATCCAACATCAACCTTATGGAAGATGATGACGAAGATGCAACTGGTAAAGGTTCCGAAGACGCCGACGGTAAGGGTGTAAAGTTTGCTCGTCCCGTAAAAACTAAAGGTAATGCAAAGAAAAGTCTTGAAGATAAATCCAAGGGCAAAGGTGCTAAACTAGAGCATCTTGAAGCACTCTTCCACGGTGAAGATTTAACCGATTCATTCAAAGCAAAAGCAGCCGCAATTTTCGAAGCAGCAGTAAATGCTAGAACAGAAGAAATTCAAGCAGAACTAGTTCGTCAATCAAGAGATGTTTTTGTTGAAGAAGTAACTAATGCAAAAGCAAACATGGAAGACAAACTTGATGGATACATGAACTATGTTGTTAGTGAATGGATGTCGGACAATGAACTTGCAATTGATCGCGGTATTCAAAACGAAGTAACCGAATCTTTCATGGGTGGACTTCGAGACCTTTTCGAAAATCATTACATTGAAGTTCCACAAGGAAAAGTTGATTTAGTAGATGCACTTGCAAGCAAGGTTGAAGCACTTACCGATAAGTTAAACGAAAGCATTCAAGAGAATGTACAACTTTCAAACGCAAAGACTGAATCAAACTGCGATGCTATCTTCGAAGCAGCCTGTCACGGACTTGCCGCTACTGAAGTTGAAAAGTTCAAGTCACTCTCAAGAGGAATTGAATATAACAGCGAAGCAGAATTCTCGAATAAACTAGCAACAATCAAGGAAAGTTACTTCAACAGTTCAGCAAGAGGTGTAACAACTCTATTAAATGAATCTTTAATGGAAACAGCACCAAGTGCCGCACCACTTACTGAAGAAATGAATCCTCGTATGGAAGCGTACTTTAACAGTGTTGGTAAACTCGCCGAGAGTGCAGAAAACAACACACAGTCGTAAATTTTAAATTTACTATATAAATAGAACTTATACACAAAGACTCACTTTAGAAAGAAACAAGGAGCAAAACGGATGAATAATCTCGACACAGCAGCCCAATTCCTTGGCGAGAAATGGAAGCCCATTATTGAGCATCCAAGTCTTCCCGCTATTAAGGATTCATATAGAAAGAACGTAACAACCGTTCTTCTAGAGAATCAAGAAAAAGCACTACAGGAACAGGCAAACAACATCGTTGGTTCAGGTATGTCACCAGTCGCTGGTGAAAACGCAAACATGAGAGGATTTGATCCAATTCTAATCTCTCTCGTTCGTCGTGCAATGCCTAACCTAATGGCATACGATATCTGCGGTGTTCAGCCAATGACTGGACCTACCGGACTTATCTTTGCACTTCGTGCCAAGTATGACGTACAAACAGGTACTGAAGCACTCTTCAACGAAGCAAACACACGACACTCCGCAGGTACTACTCAAGGATTTGCCGCTGGTGATGCATTCGGTGATCCACTAGGTACTGGCGCACAAGGTGCTTCTGGTGGACTTGCTACGAATGGAACTTCCTTCTACTCAGGTGTTGGTGTTTCTGGTGGTATGTCAACCTCGACTGCTGAAACCCTCGGTTCTTCTGAGACTACTCAGTTCCCCGAAATGGCATTCAGCATTGAGCGAACATCCGTTGAAGCAAAGACTCGCGCCCTCAAGGCAGAGTACACAACTGAACTCGCACAAGACCTCAAAGCAGTCCACGGACTTGATGCAGAAACTGAACTCGCTAACATTCTCAGCACTGAAATTCTTGCTGAAATCAACCGCGAAGTCATTCGAAGCATCTACCGAATTGCTAAACTTGGTGCCCAGCAAAGTGATCTCTTCTATAAGAACACTTCTGGTGGACTCTTCGCTGTCGAAGGTAACTCCGCTGGTAACTCATCCGCAGCAGCAACATCTATCGGTGGTATTTACGACCTAGACAGAGACTCTGATGGACGTTGGAGTGCAGAACGCTTCCGTGGACTTCAGTTCCAGTTAGAGCGTGAAGCAAACCAGATCGCTAAGGATACTCGTCGTGGTAAGGGTAACTTCGTCATCGTAACTGCTGACGTTGCTTCTGCTCTCGCAATGAGTGGTTTCCTTCAAATCTCTGGTGGTGAACAAAGCATCGGTGATGTTGATGACACTGGTAACACTTTCGTCGGAACCATTGGTGGTAAGATGAAGGTTTACATCGACCCATACTCAGCAGGTACTAACTATGCATGTGTTGGTTACAGAGGTTCTTCACCTTACGACGCTGGACTGTTCTACTGTCCATACGTTCCACTCCAGATGGTTCGCGCCGTTGGTGAAAATGACTTCCAACCTCGTATCGGGTTTAAGACTCGTTACGGAATGGTAATGAACCCATTCGCTGGTGGTGTTAACGCAGTTGCAGACCTTGAACCAACTTCATTGTCCGCAGTCCGTAACAACCAATACTTCCGTATCTTCCGTATCGACGGACTACATGGTGGTGCGGTAGCAGCAGGAACATCGTTCCCATGATTTGAAATCATAATCATAATTGAAATCGGGGAGTCTTTCGAGACTCCCCTTTTTCTTTGCCTAGTTTTCTATTTTTATAAATAGAATGAGAAACACTTTTCAATTAAGATACGAAATCTTTCAAGGAGAATTTAAATGACATTCAGCAAACATAACTGGAATCAACTATCTGAGAGTTCGCAAAACGAACTAAAGAGATTGCAAGAAGAAGCATACAACAGCGGTAGAAAATCCGTACTAAACGAACAAAGTGGAATTGGAGACTCCGGTTGGGGACAATGGGCGGATTTTTGGTTGTGGGGATACGCTGGACGTATCCGAAGCAAGATGAACCAAGATGGTACAGTCACATATGAATTCGATCCACCACACCCACACTATGGAGGATCATACACTGGACCATTGGGAACACGTTTGTATGACCTTCTTAACCCATCGAACTTCGGTGATAAACCCGGTGATTACAATCCCCCAATGCCCGGTAAAGGCGATCAATTAGTCGCTAATATGCCAAATTCAGGACTTCAGGGCCGCGACAGTCAAATGGGTGGTATGCCTACCACTACCAGTGGTATGGGTATGGGTATGGGTATGAGAGAAGCATGGAAAGCAGGATTTGATGCTGGTCGTGAAAGTCTCTCTGAGCAAATGGGTATGATGCCAACTTCAGGTATGGGTGATATGGGTATGGGTAAAGCAAGTGATGCTGTAAACCTGTCCATGGACAGAACTCCAAATATTTCGGGGGCCAAACCGAACCAGACCACACCACCTGCCGGTAGCCAAGGCGTCGGCGGTGTTTGGATCTGGGATGATAGAGGTTACTACTACAGAGAGTACAGAGGAACCTTCCCGGACGGACAGATGTACTACTACTACAACGGTCGGTGGTGGACCTCACCTCCTCCAAAGCAATGATCGAGGCTGATTTTCCACACAATAAATCAAATAAAGAAGCACTCCTCTTGGGGAGTGTTTTTTTTATAAATAGAGTAGGAGAATATACATGACAACTGAACTTCCAGGTCTATCCCCAAAGGTATCCGTTGACATTACACAACGGCAACCATCAAATACCAACTACATTCAGAACACTGGATTCTTCTTTGGTATTCAAAGATTACCTTCTGTTCAGTTTTTCTGTCAAGAGGTAAACTTGCCTGGAATGCAATTCGGTGAGATTCTACAACCAACACGATTCATTAATGTGAAACATCCTACATCGAAGATGACATTTGAATCGTTAGATGTTAGTTTCATTGTAGATGAAGATTTAGAAAACTGGAGAGAAGTTTATGATTGGATGCGTTCTATTGTAAACATCGATGATGCAAAAGAACAAGTTTCTCCAGCAGATCACTATTCCGATGCAACTCTCATTTTACTTAATAGCGCCATGAGAGAAAATGTTCGTGTTAAGTTTAAACAGTGTTTCCCTACAAACCTAAGCGGACTGAGATTTCTTACAACACCAACAGAAACCGAACCACAAGTGGCAACAATGACACTAACATTTGATTCATACGAAATCGAAAAGGTATAAAACAATGACAGACTACGAAGATTTTGATTTTGGATTTACCACAGTAGACGCCGATGACGTTGAAGGTGGTGAAGATAGAATAACTGAAACACAGATTGCAAATGAAGTGGCATCTGAGGTATCTTCTACCGTTCTTGAAAAGATGGGGGAACTGGAAGATAAACTTGCCGATATGATGGATTATATTCAAGTAAAAGAAGAAGACAAGGGTAATATGGAAGAGATTGAAGGTTTGATTCTTCCTCTTCTATATAATCTACTAAAGAATCCAGAGAGAGAATATATCTGCTGGCCTAATCGAACAGAAGTGATTCAAAAGCAGATTGATAAAATTCTGCAACTTACGAGAAAATAGGCATGTCAAATTTTATTTGACTTCTTTATTTTATGTGATATAATTTGTTCATGGATATTAGCGAAATAAGAAAATTAGTTACCGAAGATATGCCTATTGACGATACCGAATTAGATATCGAATCAATGACTATTCCTCAATTGCACAGCAAGTATCTCAACTTCTATCTTGATGAGAAACTTGTATTGCAAAAACTCAACAGTGATTACTATAGGTTAAAGAAAACGAAGTGGGAATACTATACAGGTAAACTGGACGGAGAACAACTACAGGAATATGGTTGGGAACCGTTTCAATTTAAGATTCTAAAACAAGATATCGACCTATACATGGACTCCGACGAAGACTTACAAAAACTCTCTAACAAAGTGGCATATCAGAAAGAGAAGATTAACTATCTAGACTCTATTCTGAAATCCATTAACAATCGCCAGTGGAATATCCGCAATGCGATTGAGTGGAGAAAATTCATCAATGGACAATGATGTTCTTGAACTTGTAGAAAATGATGCAATGTGTCGAGTGTTTCTTCGAGAAGCATATTCATATGCACAATCATACAGTAAAGATACATCCACTCAACTTGGTGCAGTACTAGTAGATCCCGAATCAGGCGTCATAGGATGGGGTGTGAACGGTTTGCCTAGTAGAATTTCCGATAAAGAGGACAGATGGGTACGACCACAAAAGTATGATTATGTTGAACATGCAGAAAGAAATGTAATATACAAATGTGCTGAGAGAGGAATATCCTCATCAGGTCTTATTATGTACTGTCCTTGGTTTGCATGTACAGATTGTGCCAGAGCAATCATTCAATCTGGTATATCTGCGGTAGTTGGACATGAAAAATTTTATGAACACACTAACAAACGATGGAACGAATCTACTAAACTTGGCATAGAAATGCTAAAAGAAGCAGGTGTTCTTACTAAGTTATGGAATGGAAAAATTGGAAATAATATATCCGTTCTGATTAATGGGAACATTTTTCATCCATAAATATAAGGATGAATGAATTGACTATTACAAACATTGATTCTGTGAACATACGAATTGATTGCGAAAAAAGCACAGCAAAAGAACTTTCGGATTTTTTTACATTCAAAGTTCCAGGCCATGAATATATGCCTGCGTTTCGCAATAAGATATGGGATGGTCAAATAAAACTATACAACATATACAAACAAACAATCTACAGAGGATTGTATGATTATATTGTTAAATTTGCCAAAGATAGAAATTACAAAGTAATAGAACCTGAACCTATCGTGAAAACGAAAGGTATCAAAGAAGAACACATTCAAAAATTTATTGACGAACACTTAAAACCAGTGGCTGGTGAAGAAGAGATAACTGCACACGAACATCAAATTGAGGCGGTAACTCATGCAATAAACAATGATCGTTGTTTGCTTCTATCTCCAACTGGTTCTGGTAAGAGTTTAATCATTTATGCATTGATTCGATATTATCTCGATATCATTCCTGACGATAAAAAAATTCTTATCATTGTACCCACTACATCTCTCGTACGGCAAATGCTTTCTGACTTTACCGAATACTCATCACAAACGAAATGGAAAGCAGAAGATAACTGTCACTGTGTGTTTGCTGGTAGGGATAAGATATCAGAAAAAAGAGTAATCATTTCAACATGGCAAAGCATCTATAAATTAGGTAGAGAATACTTTGATAATTTCAGAGCATGTTTTGGGGATGAATGCCATTTATTTAAATCTAAGTCTCTTACTACTCTGATGACTAAATTGGAAAATTGTCCTTATAGAATTGGAACAACAGGAACACTTGATGATTCACTTACTCATAAACTGGTAATTGAAGGGTTATTTGGTAGAGTATGTAAAGTAACCACCACTAAGAAACTAATGAGTAAAGACCTACTCAGTAAACTGAAAATAGATTGCATTCGTCTCCAATACCCAGAAAAGACTAGAGAAGATGTAAAGAGAATCAAATATCAGGATGAAATAGACTGGATTGTGACAAATGAAGACAGAAACAAGTTTATTTGTGATTTGGGGATCCAGTTAAAAGGAAACTCTTTGATACTCTTCCAGTTTGTCGAGAAACATGGAAAACCACTGTTTGAACTCCTTAGGCGCGAAGCAGGGGACTCTAGAGATGTATTTTTTGTTTTTGGAGGCACTGATGTTGAACTTAGAGAGCAAATAAGAAAAATAACAGAGAAACGGGACAATGCAATCATTGTTGCTTCCTATGGTACATTTAGTACTGGCATTTCTATTAGAAAACTACATAATATCATATTCGCTTCTCCTTCAAAGAGTAGAATTCGTATTCTACAAAGTATTGGACGCCAATTAAGAAAATCAGAACATAAAGATACTGCAAAACTATACGACTTGGCTGATGACTTGCATTGGAAATCATATAAAAACCATACTCTTAGACACTACGAAAGAAGATTAAAAATATACCAGACAGAAGGTTTTGAATATAAAGAAATTTTACTAC